CGACGACCTGAAGGCCTATGTTGCCGGCGAAGAATTCGCCCTCGACTTCAGCCTGACGGCCGTCAATTCGTTCTCTGCTGAGCGCGCGCGTTCGTTCCTCACCGAAGAGCAGATCGCCGCCTGCATGACGCAGGGCACCCGCCAGAACCTGAAGCCCAAGCTTCTCGCCAAGATCACGGTGCTGAAATGAGCCGCCTCATCAACCTCTACCGCCAGCTACCCAGCCCGAGCAATCGGGCCAAGCTGGCGGCCTACCTTGCCAAGCATCCGATGGCGACGGTCATGGCCACCGCCGACGAGCTTCACTTCCTCAAATCAAACGGGTTCATCAAATGACAACCTTCTACTGGCGCGGCGAACTCAGGGGCTGGTTCCAGCCCGCAAAAAACGGCCGCTGGCGGGCTCTAAGCCCCGCCGGCACCCTCACCCACCACGACAGCTCTCTCGCCGCCATGGAGGCCCTCCTATGCTCGGCATGACGGCAACCATAAGCGTCCTGATCCTGATTGCCTTGTGGACCTACGATTTTTGGGGCGACCAATGAGCGACCTGCAAACCCGCCTGACCCGTCTCAACATCAGGCACAAAGACCTCGCCTTCATCACGGGCCGCACTGAACGTGCGGTCCATCACTGGGTGTATGGGGTGCGCCCGCTGCCCCGCTGCGCGGATTTGTTGCTGACCGCGATTGAGGAAGGTCGCCTCGACGAGGCGTGGCTGGCGGCACAACTTAGCAAGCACTTAGGCCCAACACGCTAAGTTCGAAACTCGTGAAAAATCAGTGACTTAAGAGTATATATTACAGATATTATATCTTATAATTATATTTAATGGGTCTAAAACGAGTCTAATACTCTCTTCTAATCTCTCTATGGATTGATCTGTATCTGTCTTAGGAGGCCACTATGTGTATTATGTACTCATAAGCCGCTGATTTCATTTCATCTTCGAAAAAAACCGGCGCGAATATCAGGTTTGCTACCTACCCGGCAGCCTTGTACCGCTTGACGGTCGTGCCCTTGAACCTGTGGGCGCCTTCCTCGACGATCAGATGCCCCGAGGCGACCATCTGATCGAGGCATTTCTGCACGTCGGTCTTTTTGTATTTCCGCATGCGGTTGCAGATCACGCCGAACGTCTCGCCTTCGTCGCCGGCTGTCAGGTTCATGATGCGGGCCTTCATCGCCATCAGCGGATTGTCTTTGGCCCGCTCGTTCGACGTCACCAGATCCATCTTTTCGCGGATGTCGCGGCGCACGAGCGCATAGGCCCACAGGATGTGCTCTTCGGTGCGGATGCCGCCGGGCACGGCCAGAATCAGCGACACCTTTGCCACCTGCTCATAGGCGCGCATGGCCAGCGCCTCCAGACCCGTCGAGGCCTTTGCATCGTCTGCCATCTGCTCAAACGCATCTGAGACCCTATCAAGAAGCTCTGCGCCACCGGGCGTTGTGGGGACAGGTATGCGGTCGTCGTAATACTCGACGCGGCCAGAGCCTGTCATGTCGAAGCTGCCGGCCGCGAACAAATCTTCCAGCGATTGCTTGAGACCGGGAGGCATAGGCCGTGGCTTGAACCCTTTCTTGCGGGGCGGGGTCGTGTCGCGCTCGGTGAATAGCAAGCTGCGCCCGATGAACCCGTTGGTTGCGTTGTAGAAATCAACCAGCTCGTCAAAGGTCTCAGGCGTGGTGAAGCCACAAAGCGACAGGAAAGGCCGATCGAGGCCGAAGTCGAGCGTTTCCATCGAGCGGCGCACGGCACCGATGCGGGACAGGATAGCAGGGCTGGGGTTCTCTTGCTTTTCCAGCTGCTGCAGCTCGCCCTTGAGGGCTTTGCGGATTTCTTTCTTGAGATCGCCGGTGAGCAGCATGAAACCATTGGCCTTGGAGTAGGCTGACATGAGCGCGCCGATCACGCCATCGAGGTAAGACGCGCCGCCCTTGAGCTGGGCGTTCTTGACCTTCTTCAGGAAGATTCCGATCTCGTCGATCAGGAACATGGCCGCCTGATGATCGACCAGATTGCGGATGATCTCCTGCTCAGACTTGATCGAGCCGTGCACCGCCTGTTGGATGCGGGCCGCCTTCAGGACTGCCGCGACGGCTTGCTGGATCGGCTCCTTGCCTGTGCCAGAGCCCGCCACGCAGAAGGTGAACAGGTTTGTCGTGACGCCGTTCAGATCGTCGGTGTAGCGCAGGCCGACAATGTTGCCGATGGCAGTGAGCGCGCCAGCGACGGCGAGGTGTTCACGCGGGCGATACGACTGATCTTCGATCCATGCCGCGACCTCGCCGACGAAGCCCGGCGGCCGCTTCAGGTTGATGTGGGAAATGTCGAGGGGATCGGTCGGCAGGATCTCGAAGTCAGAATCAAATGTGACCGGCTGCTGCCAGCCTGCGGCCTCGGCGTAGTGGATCAGGGTGCCGAGCGTGACAGGGTTCGCGCTTTTCCCGAACGAATGCCAGCGCTTGGTGAGCGTGTCGCGGCCGGGATATTTCGTGCCACGGTTGGACCATGTGTCCCAGACGTCAAACGCCGTGCCGCCTGATGCGTGATGCAGGCCCATGCCGCACCGGATCCACGTCTCATGGTCCGAATCAGGATCGACGTGGGAGATCATCTCGGCGAGATCAGCGTGCGACACGTCCATTGTCGTGCCATTGCCGAGATCAGCGCGATGGCGCTCGGGCTTGCGCAGGAGATCAATAAGTGACTGCGGCGCAGGCTCAATGTCGTATGGCGAGCCGTAGGCGACTTCGTAGCGATTGCCCGATGCATGCATGGAACCGGGGCCGACAACATAGCCGGATGATTTGAAATCAATGCCGGGATAGTCGGAGTGATGCTGCATCAGGGCGAGGCCTTCGGCGAGCTGAAAATAGTAATGCCGCGACCCGCCACCGGACCCAGTGTTGACGACGAGTCCTGCTTTTTCAACAAGCGGGAAATCGTTCTTGAGCCGTTCGTATGATTGCACGCCGCCATTGCGGGCATCGACATCGATCACAAGCAGCCCGCGAATCAGGATGCCATAGCCGGTGTCGAGCTGACCCGACAGCTCCTTGGTTTCGACCTGCTCGTCGTCCCACTCGGGCGTATGCTGCCAGTTCGACACGAGCGGGTGCTTGTAGGCTGCTTTGCAGTCCTTGTTTCCGCATGCGCAATTGCCGCGCTTGTCCACACCATACAGGCCGAAGAAACGAAATCCGGCCTCCCGAAACTCGCGATAAAGCATCACTTGCCCCCAGCCAGATAATCAGCAAGCTTTTCCAGCGTTTCGATGGCTGGGGTTTTATTGTTTCCGTTAGCAATTGATCGAACCGTATTCTCATGCAGCCGCACGTTCTTAGCGACCTTTGAGAGGTTGCGATCAGCCAGCCCCGCAACGACATATTCGCGCAGCCGTTCATAGGCCTCGCGCAATTCCACTGTTTGTTTTGGCATTTTTCAAACCTACTAGGGGCAACATTTAGGATGTTGACAGTGCCACATGATTCGGCATACCGTCAACCCGTTAAGAGAAGGAGAAATGCCAATGAGCATTCTTTCAACGGTCAGCAAACCCGCTGACCGCCCTGTGATCGTCACGATCTGTGGCGATAGCGGCTTGGGTAAAACCACCCTTGCCTGCACGTTCCCCCAGCCCATCGTCATCCGTGCCGAAGACGGCCTGCAGGCAATTCCTGCTGATCGTCGCCCGGATGCGTTCCCAGTTCTGACTGGGCCAGATGCGTTGTGGGAGCAATTGAAAGCCCTCATCCACGAAGAGCATGAGTACAAGACCTTGATCGTTGATTCGGTCACGGCACTGGAGCGCATGTTCTCTACCTATGTGGTTGAGACTGACCCGAAGAAGCCCAAGGGCATCCAGCAAGCTCTCGGGGGATACGGCGCGGGCCGCGATGCAATCGCAGCCATGCATGCTCGTCTGCGTAAGGCTGCGGGAATTCTCGCAGACAAGCGTGGCATGAACACAGTGTTCGTTGCCCACGCCGACACCAGCCGCATCGAGCCGCCGGATGACGACGCCTACATGCGTTACACGCTTCGCCTTCATGAGAAGAGCATGCCAGCCTACGTCGATGACGTAGACGTCGTGGGCTTCCTGAAGCTGGAGACCTTCACGACAGGTGAAGGCGAGCGCAAGAAAGCAATCTCTGATGGCACGCGCGTGTTGATCACGCATGCGACCGCAGCGAACGTCAGCAAAAACCGTTTCGGCATCACTGAACCGATCAATGTCGAAATCGGCGTCAATCCCCTTACTGCTTACATTGGAGCTTTGAAATGAGTGACTTCTGGAATTTTGAACAATCCACGACTGGCGAATTCGAAATGGGCGGCGGTGATATCCAGCCGATCCCTGCTGATACGTCATGCCTCGCGTCTGTTGATGAAGCGAAGTGGGATGAGAAAGACGGCGCGCGTTATATTTCGTTGCGCTGGAATATTCTGCAGCCTATGGAGTACAAGAACCGCAAGGTGTACCAAAAGCTGTGGGTTGCTGATGCAGATCCTTTGGCAAAGGACGCAGAAAAGAAGCGTGAAAAAGCAAAGCGTATGCTGGCTGCAATTGATCTGAATGCTGGCGGCAAGCTTCGCGCAGCTGGTGTTGAGCCGACTGATGAATCTCTTGGCAAAGCGTTGGTAGACAAGCCAATGGTGATCAAGGTCATGCAGTGGAAGGATAGAGAAACCAATATGCCGAAGGGCAACTGGATTGGCGGCGTGTCTGCCAAGAAGGGCGCGGCAACAGCTCCTGTTAAGACAGAAGACGCGCCGTTTTAAGAAGTTGCGGGCTGGGGTTTTTGACGAGACTGGCCAGCCCGCCACGCACCTGAGCAAGTGTTGAAACTGCTCGCCTAATTAACCGGAGACCAGACCAATGACTGAAGAAGAACTCCAACACATGAAGCAAATGGTGCATGATCTGTGCGGCGTCACGCTTCGCCTTCAGATTGACATGCAGAGCAAAACCAGTTTGCGCGACAAGTTCGCGATGGCGGCGTTGACGGGATTGCTGGGTGTATACCGCGACGGGATGGCAGAAGCTTTTGCCATACAGGCATACAAACACGCAGATGCAATGCTTGCCGCGAGGGACGAGAAACATGATTAATCTTGAGGAAATAGATCGTGATCCATGGTCCACCTATCCTGTAGACAAGAAAGATTTGCACGAGATCAACGATCTGGTGACGAAGCTCATCAAGCGCGTCTCCGCTTTGGAAGGCGCTCTGCTTTTCTACGCCGAGGAAGCACACTGGGAGAAGCACCCCTTTGAACCATCGCGCATCGACATGGACAATGGTCGCACGGCACGTCTCGCACTGAACGGGGGCAAAGAATGACCAGCGAAGACAAAACCTACCACACCAAAGATGGACATAAGATAGATGATTTTGGTGTTTGGTTTGACGGCGGCTTCTGGGGGAAAATTGTGCCGAATCCAGATGAGAAAAGCCCACCGATCTTCACGGCTTGGCATCTTGATGGAACATGCCGCGCATTCCAGCGCCTTGAATGGGAACTGGTTGAGGAGGCGCGCAAATGACCAGCAAAGAAATGTGGGTCCGCTGCGGCGACTGTGAGCATAGATGGATTGCTGTGCATCTGCCCATGACGATTGAAAAGGTCTCCGTGATCATGCGGCGATTGATCTGTCCAAAATGCGCGAAGGCTGGCAAGATTTATATATGCGAGGGCGTGTGATGGCTGACGCGATCAAAGAGGCGGTCCAAGACATTAAATTTTATTTGGACCGCATCGAGGAGCTGACTGAGCGCAACAAGGAACTGGAAGCGGCGCTGCGGAAGATTGCAGAAGAGGGTAGCAAAGCTCTTGTATCAACATGGGACACACCTGCTGAAAGTGTACGTCAAGACTTTGCACATCTTTGGGCTCGTCTAGCCATTTGTGTTGATGACGCTGAAGAGGCGCTAGGGGAGGAGAAAGATGACTGAAGAGCAGGACGACCTCACCCTCGTTTACATGTGGGCATTTAAGCAGGGCGAGAAAAGCGCGGAGAAGCGCGTTGAGGAACTGGAAGCTGCTCTGATTCTGATCACACAAACAGCGCCATTCGGCGAGCCGCAAGAGATCGCCCGCAAGGTATTAAGGAGAACGAATAATGGAACAGCGCAGTAAGGAATGGTTCAAGGCCCGCGAAGGCCGCATCACAGGGTCCAGCGTTGGCGCGATTTTGGGCTATTCGCCGTTCATGTCGCCAGACGATGTCATGCGCCGCATGGTGCGCGAATATCACGGCGCGGAATCAGAATTCAAAGGCAATGCAGCAACGGAGTGGGGCACATTGAACGAGCCCGGCGCTTGCGTTGAGTATGAAATGGAAACAGGCAGCACTGTCGAGCTGTGCGGTTTCTACAAATATGAGCACTGGCTGGGCGCTTCGCCTGACGGCCTGATCGGCAGCAATGGCTTGGTTGAATTCAAGTGCCCCTACAGCATGCGCAAGGGCGAGGGCCGCTTCAAGACGGCGCTGGAACAACTTCACTATTATGCGCAGATGCAGGTCCAGATGTTCATTACGGAGCGGGACTTCTGCGATTTTTACCAGTGGTCGCCGGGCAAGACGCAGTTGGAGGTTGTGAACCGCGACGAGCAATTCATCAACAACATGCTGCCGCGCTTGAAGGAGTTCTACGAAGCCTACCTTGAAGAGATCAAGCACCCGGAGCGCCATCTTGCGCCGAAGCGGGCTGAGTTCAACGCGCCGCAGATCTTGGCCGAGTATGATGACACGGTCGAAGCGATAAAACTGTATGAAGAACGCAAGAAAGAACTTCTGGCGAAGCTGGTCGAGATCGCCGGCAATAAGAACGCGATGTTCGGCACCCGCAAGCTGACGTTCGTTCAGAAGGCCGGCAACGTGGCTTACGCGACAATCGTCAAGGAACAATTGCCCGACTTCGACGTCGAGCCGTACCGTGGCAAGGGCAGCGAGTATTGGATGTTGAGCAATGGGAAAGAGAAGTGATCTTGAACGTAAGCCAATGGATTTTTACAGCACCCCTTACGAGGCGGTGCTGCCATTGCTGGCGCATCTCCCGGTCGAAACTAAGTTCTGTGAGCCATGTGCTGGTCAGGGGCACCTTATCGCCCATTTGGAGCGGCACGGTCATCGCTGTGTTGCGTCTTACGATGCTGATGCCGGGTCACCGTACACGCACCATGATGCGGCGTTCTTGTCGCATGAAGATGTGGCCGGAGCCACGCATATCATCACCAATCCCCCATGGGCGCGGCCTGTCCTTCACCAGCTGATTGAGCGCTGCTCCATGCTGCGCCCGACTTGGTTCCTGTTTGATGCGGACTGGATGTTCACCAAACAAGCTCGGCCGTACCTGAACAGGTGCCATTTGGTGGTCTCGGTAGGCCGCGTAAAATGGTTTGGAAATGCTGTTGGCAAAGACAATTGCTGCTGGTATAAGTTTCACAGCCCAACCAACGAGACCAGATTCGTGAGTAACTAAAATGACCAAATTCAAAAAAAACTATGGATCTTGGCGCGAAGATCATCTTGAAAAAGCAATAATACTCATCGACCAAGGCGTAAGTTATGGTGATGTTGTGTCGGCTTTTGCAACAATTGATCCAGAAATTAAGTTAGCTCAAGCGTATTCAAAGAAAAACGCTATTGAGAAATTGAAATACGCTCTCAAAAAATATGACAAGCCGTATCTCAAAAATCAGTCTTGGCTGAAGTGGAGAAGTATTTATTCTGCGCCACGCAATGGTCATAAATTTTTATGCGTTCAAAACGGTGACATGTACGTCGCTCATTGGAATGACAACAAATTTTTAGAAACAGGTGGCGCAGAAATTAAACCAGATCATTGGATGCCGCTCCCTGCTGCGCCGAAGTACATGCCATGACCTTACGTCCTTACCAACAAGAAGCCCACGACAAGATCGTTGCATGGATCCGCAAGACAACGGAGCCGTGCATGATTGAGGCCGCCACAGGTGCGGGCAAGAGCCACATCATCGCGGAGTTGGCAAGAACAGTGCGGGCGATGAGCAACAAGCATGTGCTTTGCATCGCGCCCTCTAAAGAGCTGGTCGAGCAGAACCACAGCAAATATCCCGAAGAAGCATCGTTTTTCTCAGCCAGCGTTGGCATCAAGTGCCGCGAGCACCCAGTGGTGTTTGGCACGCCGCTGACTGTTTTGAACAGCATTGAGCGCTTTGGCGAAGAGATTGGCATGATCATTATTGATGAGTGCCATGGCTTTACGCCGACGATCCGTAAGATCATTGGTAAAATCCCGAACCCGAATATGCGGGTTGTGGGCATGTCGGCCACGCCTTATCGGCTTGGCAGTGGCTATGTGTTCAAACAGTGGGAAGATGGCAGCAAGGCCGGCGAGAACGCCTTCTTCACTCGCTGCGTGTACAGGATCACGGCGCATGAGCTGATCGGTCAGGGATACCTGACGCCCCCGGTCGTGGGCAGCTTGAACGCCGACGCCTACAGCACCAAGAACATGCAGCTCAACAGCATGGGCCAGTTCAACAAGGAAGACGTGGATCGCGCATATCATGGTCAGGGGCGCAAGACGGCGCGGATCATTGCCGACATTGTGGCTCAGTCGCAGGACCGCAAGGGCGTGCTGATCTTCGCGGCGACTGTGCGCCATGCCAATGAATGCTTGGAAAGCCTGCCGCCAGAGCTGTCGGCGATCGTAACGGGTGAGACGCCAAAGAAAGAACGCGAGGAGATTCTGCGCCGGTTTAAAGCACAAGAGATCAAGTACATCGTGAACGTCTCGGTTTTGACCACGGGCTTTGACGCCACGCATGTTGATGTGATCGCCATGCTGCGTGCGACGGAATCGGCCAGCCTGATGCAGCAGATCATAGGGCGCGGGCTGCGCCTGCATGAGGGGAAAGAGAATTGCCTCGTGCTTGATTATGCGGAGAACATTGATCGGCATTGCCCAGATGGTGATATCTTCGACCCTACGATTGAATCAAAAAAGAGTAAAAACGATGCGGAAAATCTGGAATGCATTTGTTCAACATGCGAAACGCGCAACGTATTTCGTATGCGGCCTAATCCTGACGGGTATGGGATTAGCCGGTATGGCTATTTTGTCGATCTGGACGGCAACACGCTTGAAGGTGAGTTCGGCCCTATCCCGGCTCACTTCGGCCGCCGCTGTACAGCGGTTCACTTGTTGGGCAACGAACTGCGCCAGTGCTCTGGCCGATGGACTTTCAAGAAGTGCCCGCAGTGTGAAAGCGAAAACGATATTGCTGCGCGACACTGTCATGCGTGCGATCACGAGCTTGTGGACCCGAATGACAAGCTAAGGCTGGCATTTGAGAACAAGAAGAAAGACCCGACACAGATGCAATGTGACGAGGTTATTGCGTGGTATCCAAAGCCGACGGTCAGTCGCAATGGCAAGCCGATGATCAGGGTTGATGTGGTGACGCCGCATCGCAAGTTTCCGTTCTGGATCGCTGAGTGGCAGCATGCGTTGGGCGGCATGTTCAACAGGTTGAACGGCGAAAAGCCGCGCACGATCACATACAAAAAAGATTACGACAGCCAGTTCTACAAGGTCTACGCATTCAACGAGAAGGTCGATGAAGCTCCATAATGACATACCCATCTTCGGTGATCAGGCGTATCGTGGCGACTGCCCGAGCGAGGCGGTTGAGCAAGTTACGTTCTTTGCTCGCATCAGAAAGAAGTACCCCGACACTTGGGGACGCATCGCGTTGCACCCGCGCAACGAGGGAAAGCGCAGTCACTTTCAGGTATCGCACCAAAAAGCGGAAGGCATGACCAGCGGCGCGTGCGATATCATCATACCCGGCTCGCCAGCTTTTGTGTGCGAGCTGAAACGTCGAGATCACAAGAAGTCCGTGTGGCAGAGGGACCAAATGGAATACCTGCTTGCGGCTCAAGAGCTAGGGAGCTTCGCCTGCGTGGCGTTGGGAGCGGATGCGGCGGAAGAAGCATTCATCCAATATTTGGACAAACACTACTCGTCCAAGCGAAGAGATTAACCAGATCATGTCTGGGCGAGCGCCATACGAACTTGCCCAGCCTGCTATTCAGTCCGCGTGTCGCATTCAGATTTATCAGGGCGCATGCGAGATCCTGAAGTTAGACCAGCCGCTGAGAAAGGCAGCGCTGGAACAGTTACCGGCCTCGATAAGGCCGTACATTCAAGAGGAGGTAGTTAGAATATGGAGAATCAGAAATGATGTTTGAGATCATCATGAATATGCCTGTGAGGCCTAAGAAGGACGAGCAGTCTGTAACGAACTTGGTTCACAGGATCATATGTTCATATCCCGTGGAATCCATGGCTGATATCGTCGAAGACCTTAATCAGACAGACTTTATCATTGTGAATGAGTGGTACCCAAACGAGCAAAACAAGTACGAGAACCACGGGATTATAGCACTTAACCGCCGGTACATCGGCAAGATCAAAGAATGGAGCACAAAATGAACAGCCAAGACATCCTTCGCCACGCTGCCTCGACCTACAACGAGCGCGGCAAGCAGTATGGTGACATCGCATTCATGTTCGACACCGTGGCTGCGCTTGCCACGCTGATGACTGGCCGCGAGTACAACAAGTACGACGTCACCGTGATCATGGAAGCACTGAAGCTTGCCCGTCGCCGTGTGGACCCTGCAAATCCTGAGAACTACATCGACGGCGTCAACTACATGACGTTCTCGGCGCAGTTTGCATGCCATGGAAATTCTAACAGGATTCCGACGATAGAAGATGACATAGCGGAATTCGCGAAGAAGTTCGCACCCGTCGTGAAGGAGGAGGGGGCTTAAGCCCCCACTCTAACCAACCAGCCAACGAGACCAACATGATCAAAGAAATATTGGAACTCTGGAACAAGAAGTACACAACGAACCAGATCGCCAAAGAGCTTGGCATCACAAGAGGCGCGGTCGCTGGCCACATCTTTCGTGCAAGGCGCGACGGCATGAATGTGAGAGAGCGCCCGGCTGTAATTATCAAAAAAGAAAAACCGACTACTGTTCGGTTTGATAATGAAATCACCCGACTGAAGATTGATAGCTGTCGGTACATCATGAACGACGACATGACGAAGCCGATTTTTTGCGGGGACACGATATCGCGTAGAGCGTATTGCGAGACCCATGCTAAACTCTGCTACATTGTTTCGGAGAGAAAGAGATGAGTGACCGGCTCGTGAAACATGGATGGCATTGGTCTTTCGGCTGGCTCCGCCGGCCAGAGATGGATGAAAACAATATGTATTGCTACGAGGAACCAGACGGCGATCTTATCTTCGTCAGGAAGTCTGAGCATCGAGTGCAATTGTATCTTGACTGCCGACACGACGAAGAGATCGGCGAGAACTATACCTGCATCGCATCTGTTCCAAGGAAGGCGGCATACAGGCGGAGGACCGTGACATGATCCATCAACTGTCTCCGCCGATCCCGGTGGACACGCCGAAGGGCAAGGCGCTTTGCGTAGCGTGGATTGATTATGGCCCAGAGCATCATTTGATCTGGGTCTGCTTTCAAAACGACACGCGCGAATGCTGGTGTTGGCCGAACCCGTCAATCAGAGCCCAATCAAACCCGAGCATGGAACGAAAATGATCCACTTCATCTGGCTTACGCAACCGGGCAGCCGGCCGTTCA